CATCTTGAACAAATGAGAAAGATATTATCTCAGGAAGGTTCTTTTGATATTATTAATAATAAATATTTACAAATATCTCCAAAACCGGCTCAAACGACTCAAGATGTAATTCTTGAGTATAGAGCAATAGATTCTAACACTATCCATCCTGCTTATAGGAATTGGATCCAAAAGTATGCACTCGCTGTTGCTAAGGGTATCCTAGGAGAGATTAGAAGTAAATACGCAACGTTACCCTCTCCAGGTGGTGGAGCACAATTAAATGGGACTGCACTTAAACAAGAAAGTGTTCAAGAGATGGAGCAGCTTGTGCAGGAACTTCTTCAAGAAATTGAAGAGCCGCCTGCTTTCACTCTGTACTAATTAGATGAAAAAAAACTATAAAGTAACTACTCCTATGCCCATGATCCCTGATATTGATCATGAGGATAGCGAGTTAAGTTTATTTGATCCCACTAATCCTGATATCAATATGTTTAATTTGGTTGATGATGAGATTATTAGGTTAGGAGGCTCAAAGCTTTATTTATATAAATTCTTCAGAAGTGAAGACGAGTATGACGATGTTTACCTAGAGATTAAGAATAAAGCGATTCATTCTGAGCCTATGCTGGTTCATGGACATTATGACCCTAAAGTCTTAGAAGAGAATCTCACAGAGTTTGGAATAGAATTAACTAATGATCAAATATTTATCTTTAACAAAAGTTATATTGAACAAAAATTAGGCAGGGAAGTTATCCCTGGGGACGTTATAAAGCCAGCATTCCAGAATCAAAAGTATGAAATATTTGAAGTTCAGGAAGATGCTTTTGAGTCTTATGGGGTGTATCATTTAAATTGCCATGCCAAACTCCTGAGGGATTCACCAGAGATACAAGATACTCCTCTTACCCATATTTCAGATTTCTTAGGAGGTTACGAAGGACAGGAGAGTGAGTTATAATGGCTAAAGTTGATCCACAATCCCTAGTAAGTGATTCCTCCACTAGTTCTCTATTAACTGATCTACAAGAGACTTATGAAACTGTCTCTGGTTCTTTTGCTTATAACTCGTCTTTAAGAAGTGCGACCAGGACTACAAAGCTAAAGAGTCAATTACTTGACTTATATAGAAAAGAAAGTAATATCCCTAGAATTTATAAAGAAACACTAAGGGCTATTATTCATTTATTTAATAATCTCTCCGTCATTGATTCAGAGGAGAAGATAGTACAAGTTACATGTAGACACGGTAATCCAGAGAGGGTAGTAGCTAAATTAAAACAAGAAGACAATATCATTCTTCCAATTATTACGGTAACTCAAACTACCAGTGATAATGATGATAAGAGAAGAAGGTATAATCCTCTTTTGGTAAATGAGAGATATTGGGATACTAAGAAGGAAAGAGCCTTTAGGCTACTGAGTTTTGTTCCTCGCCCTATTAATATCAATTATAATATTAACTTTTGGTGTAAGTATAGGGCTGATGTTGATCAACTATTAGAACAAGCAAGGTTAAACTTTAATCCAGAGGCTGATGTTAACACTCCTTTTAGCACTAGAACAAAAGCATATATCATAGGGGAAGAGGATAATTCAGAGGTTGCGGTTGGAGATACCGCAGATAGAGTAATTAAAAAGACCTTAAATGTGACGGTAGAAACTTATGTCCCTAGTCCTAAGTTTTTAGTAACCTCTACGGGTAAAATTGAAACGTTTAATGTGTTGGCTGGATTATATAAAAATTAAAAATATTATCAACACTTTCACGTAATACGGCTAAATATTATAGAGGAGTTTATAATGCAGGTAAAGAAAACAAAGGCTAAAACCAAGGAAGAGCAAGAACTTCAGCCACATATACCTCAAAAAGCAGTAAGAAATGAATGCTTACAATCGTTAGAAATTTATTTTATAAAGGAATCAGGTGAAACTGAAAATTATTGGTTGCAGCCTAAAGAGATAATTAAAATACCTTCCTCTGGAGTTACATCTCAGTTGAAGCTACTTCAAGAGAGAAGAATGATAAAGATGAGAGACGTTTAAGGAGATAATTTATGCCATCATATGTAAGTCCAGGTGTTTATGTAATAGAAAAGGATTTTTCGCAGTATGCTCCTTCCGTTAACTCTTCTGTAGTTGGTTTGGTTGGGTTCGCATCTAAGGGACCTACCAATAAAGCTACCCTAATTACAAGTCCTAATAGACTTATTGATACTTTTGGTCTTCCAAGTGAAGGAATAACTGGTCAGGGTTTAGAGGGCGCGTTAGAGATTTTAGAGACTACTAATAGTATGTACTTTGTAAGGGCGGCGGGATCTTCTGCTGCTGATGCCTCTGCTTCTATTGATTTTGGCTCTTGCCCCGCTGTTGCAGTATCTAATGCTTATATTGGAACTGCTGCGGCGTATACGCCGCAATCAAATGCTCAACATTATACTTTTAGAATTCAAGTAACTGATAATGCAGGAGTTTCACAATTTGCTGCCCCTGGTAAAGAGTTTTCAGTGCCTTCGGGGACTATTACAGCAAATTCAGATGCCTCCAGTCAGGGAGTGGCTTTACGCAAGGTTATAGGAGGATCCCTCCATACTGGGAACGTAGGTGCTTACTTTGATAGTACTACTAACGTGTCTGGATATATCGTAGGAGCTTATGCAGGTTCTGGAGCTTCTCTAAGTATTTCAGCTTATTCTAGCACTACCGCAGGAGCCGTGGTTCCAACAGCAGGAGCAAGTGGAGCTACAATCTTGTCTCAAGTTTCTCCTTCTTCTGGAGATACCCCAGGTGCTCTTGCTAGTTCTATGACTGTATATGGTTCTCAGTTTACTGACGCTAGTGCTGCTAAGGGATTTGGGTATGTGGTTGAGTCTTTGCATCCAGGAGCAGGATATAATCTTGGTACTAAAACTAATGGGGATACTAGTGGTAATAGTATTACTATTGAAAATATAAACGGAGAATATTTTGATATAAAGGTTAATGAAGATGGAGTTACACAAGAAACCTTTAGAGTTTCTTTAACTCAATACAAGAGCTTTGCAGAAGACATAATAAATACAGCAGAGACTAATCTTAAATCAGGGATCATTAAAGGTAATCTTAATGCGTCTGCTGCTACCTTTACTCCTACTGCTTTGACAAATTATGTTAATCAGATATCTAATATAGGCACAGCAACCTATGGGCTTACTTATAAGGATCCAAATGGTACCAAACATGTACTAGATGGAACAGGTAATCCTAAGTTTGTTAAAGCTATTGAGGGGACTTATGGATTAGGAGGTGGAGATAATGGAACAGGTACTACTAGTCAGAATACTACTGCTCTAATTGGAGACGCAACCGTAGCTGATAAGACTGGTATGCAGGCTTTAGATGATGATGTTCTAAACATCTCCATGGCTGCTATTCCTGGAATATCTACTGAATCTGTTCAAAATGCTCTAATTACTTTAGCGGAGTCTTCACAGAATTTCCTTGCTGTAGTGGCTCCTCCATATGCAGTGGGATCAGTTCAAAACGCTATAGACTGGACTAACGGATTAGCAACTAGTAGAACTGCTGCTATAAATAATACTTATGCGGCTGTTTACTGGCCTTGGGTGAAGGTCTTTAGTGTGCATGACGGTCTTGATAGATGGCTAGATCCTTCCATTTTCGCTTTGAGGCAGATGGCTTACACTGATAATGTGGCTGAAGCTTGGTTTGCTCCTGCTGGATATCTTAGAGGCAGATTGACTAAGCCTAGTGAAGTTGAAGTTAAGCTTAATCAAGGTGATAGAGATTCAATGTACTCTGGAGGTAACGTTGTTAACCCCATTGTTAACTTTGTACAGCAAGGAATTACGATTTTTGGTCAGAGAACTACTACTCGTAATGCTTCTGCTCTCGATAGGGTTAACGTTCGTAGGTTAATGATTTTCCTTCGCAAGGTAATATTACAAGCTACAAGACAATTTGTTTTCGAACCTAATGATCAAATTCTTTGGGAACAAGTTGAGCAGGTTCTCAATCCGTTCCTTGATGATATCAAGAGGCGGCGAGGAATTACAGAGTTCCGTGTTGTTTGTGATGAAACCACTAACACTTCGGCTAGAATAGACAGAAATGAGTTATGGTGTAAGGTTCTCCTGAAGCCTACTAAAGCAGCAGAAATCTTGATTTTCGAGATTAACCTTACCAACCAATCAGCGCAATTAGGAGGCTAATAAATTATGGCATCGCGATCAGTATATAAAGGTATAAGAGG